AAACAATTCTTTAATGTGAAGTTTACATCATCCATTGTAATATTTTTCTCAAGCATTACCTCAGGATCCATAACCATTCGGATAATCCACTTGGACTTCTCATTCTCGTCCGTTTGAAGCGAACCTTCTGAACATTCTGTAACCATGTTTTCGAAAACTCTATACTGTTCAATAGTGTCCTTGTCTTCGTTGATTAGCGTGTTAAGATCATCTGGATCGAAACATACTTCAATTGATTTCACGACATCTTCTAATCTAGTATGTTCTAACATGTACATAATTGTATGTGCCTTGTCCTTTTGTCTTTCATCTTCCGGCTTAAGATATATGCTGAGCGATGGGTTCTTAATATCGCTTGACAACGACAATATTTCTTCAATTCTGGGAACACCACGGGTCACATTTGACTTGGACGCAACACCCGCAAAATGGAATGTGTTTAAAGTCATCTGTGTAGAGACCTCACCGATACTTTGGCCCGCAATCATGCCGACCATTTCTCCGGGCGCAACAATCGCTCGCTTATAATCAAGCGTAATCGTGTCAAGCAGCAATGTTAGAGCTGCGCGGTTAAATCTCTTTACAACTAGCAAGTCCTTTGGCGATAAATAGAAGAAGAACATTGTCTTGAACAATTTTGTCGGCGGCGCATAGTAGATTTTTTCTAGATTGCTGTAGCAGTTTTCGATCATTTCTAGAGCCTCCAAGAATGTAATATCAACCAAAGACGATATCGTAATATTACACTGTCCTTGAATATTGTTGATTATGTAGTAGAACGCAACAGGAATATTTACAGACGAATCACCCTTATTTTTAAAGACGTGTTTAATGATCTGCTCTCTTGCCGTAATCATGCTGTCAATATAAGTCTGGGTTTTATCAAGAAATTCCTTTGTCTGCTTCTTGTGTCTGGTTAGAACATTCTTCAAGAATATATTGCTCAGCGTCTTAACCTTGCCGTTTTCTTCGGGAATAAGATAATGCGCGTAAATATCCTGAGTGCTCATTGACACAATTGGTATAGCCTGATCTTCGACCTTGGTGGTGTCGATATTGTCATCGCCATACGCAAATTGAACGAGCTTATTTTTATTGGTTCTAACAGTCATATCGTAGCTAACCATGAGATCTTCTAGACCCTTGATCAATCGTCTTTGAATATAACCAGTTGTAGATGTTTTTACAGCAGTATCGATAAGACCTACACGACCACCCATGGCGTGGAAGAATAGTTCCTGAGGTGATAGACCGTTGATATAAGAACTCTCTACAAATCCGCGAGCGCTTGGCGAGTCGTCGTATTTAGTAAAGTGAGGCAGCGTGCGGTTTTCAAAACCGTATGGGATGCGCTTACCATCTACGTTCTGTTGACCAAGACAAGAAATCATTTGCGAAATATTCAAATCTGAACCTTTAGATCCAGCATTTACCATGATTACAAATCTGTTGTCTTTGCCCAAACTCTTAAGACCGATCTTGCCCGCTTCTGAAGTAGCTTGATTAAGAATACTGTTGACTTGTGTTTCAAACTCTTCTTCATTGGTTTTACCAGTATTATTTTCAAAGATGCCGATTTGAACTTGGTTAATCAAATTCTTCACATCCGTCTTCTTCTTTGTAATTACTTGAATAATCTCATCATTTGTCTTTTGGTTGGAAATCAAATCGCTAACACCAACACTGAAGGCACTTGACTTCATATACTCAGTCACGACATTTTGTAGATCGTCAATAAATTTCGCGGACGCCATGTTACCAAAGTCGTTACATACGCGCTGGAGTAAACCCTTTGTTCTCGCGCCCATAACACTCTTGTCCATTTGTCCGCGAATATAAGCACCATTGCGGATTTCAATAATTGCGTTTGATGTTTTTGCGTCATCATCCTCCTTGAACGCCTTTGTCTTATATTTCATCGAAAGAGGAGGCATTATCTGACTCAAGATGTCAAAGTTTGTAATACCTCCGTCCTTCTTCACATCATCTAGCAATTGTTTCTCGTTTACTCCATTAAACATCATCAGAATATTCATCGCGTCTCGTGGACTAAACCGAATATTTGGTCTGGTGAATTGGTATGAACCAAGCATAGAGTCTTGATAAATACCAATAATGGAGCCATTATTTGCTGGGCTGACAATCTGATATGGGACTGCCGCCAAATTTCTCAATTCTGCCTCAGATTCTGGATCCTGAGGCATATGTAAATTCATTTCCATGAATCCCTAAAGTTTCCAATAGGGGCAGACTATACCTTAAGCCTTATCAGGTTGATTAAACCATCATATAAGACCCATAACCGTCTAGTCGTTGAACCTTCTCCATTCTCTATCATAGCGAGATTAGGAGCTTGGCTGCGGATCGCCCAATCCTTTACATTATTACCATTGGGTTCGGCAGTTAACCGAGTTCCTCACAATTGTTTCCAACCGTGAGTGGTAGTAAAGGCTCTAAGGAGGTTTCCCGCAATTTGGTCATGTTGCCGTTTATTAACTCTTTAATATTTTTTAAAAACTCTATTGCTCTTATTTTATTTTCGTCTAATGAAATCAACGATGATGTAAACTCAAATTCTTTATTGGATGGTATTTTTGTATTTAATAAAACTATATCTCGCAATCGTATTCTCCATCCACATTGTATTTTATCCCTGTTTTTTGGAGTAACATACATTTCGTAGTTATCAGATATATTTAGTTGATATTTCATAATTCTTTTTATCCTCTTATCTACTAAAGAATTTATTAGTCCTGATGATAAGGTCTTTCTAAATTCTATAGATGGACAGAAAGAGCTACAATTTGTCACTAAATTATACCCGTTTGGAGCAAGCGAATTATGTTTAACAATTTCTTCAGACTCTAGTTTATTCGCATGTTCTAAATTACAATTGTGTAATAATTGTAAGGTAAAATTATTTTGTCCATATTTTTTGATAGCATTGTTTAAATTCCTACAACTATATTTTGTTGTGTTTTTGCCTAACGCTTCATGAATATGGGTGTTAAATCTACCATTTGTTCCGTGCGGAACAAATTTATTGCGTCTACGAATATGAGAAACTGCTTGTCCAATATATACTTTTTGATTTGTTTTATTTGTAATTTTATAAATTTCTACCCATCTAAGAGTTTCATCTTCTATTGATTTATTTGTTAAATCTAAGTTTGGTTCCATTTATACTATAAGAGCGTATTTTTATATTATTTTGTAAAGAGTTGTAAACGACTAGGGAGTTGCACGCTTTTAACGCTCCCTGTTGGGGACAAAATGCTTTTACATATGTCTATCCCCATCGAAATCGGCATTGTACGGTTTAGTATCTGCGACATTCATTCTGAAAGTATCACCGCGCTTCATAATACGCGCGATATGACACATCATACTCATTCTATGAAGAGTTGGTTGACGATTAAATAGAATCGCGTCACCGTCCATCATATGACGATGAACAATATCACCTTCTTCTAAGATAATAGAATTTCTATCCAAATAGTATCGCAGTGTGATCACTTCACCATTATTTTTCTCTAGCATCTTTGCGCCGGGCCACTGTTCAGGTCCATTTTGAATCAGCTTGGTTAAGAATGCCTTGTTTATTTTATTCACGGTAACCGGCTTGGTAATATTCTTGGCGATCTTCAAAGGAATACCTAATTCGCGAATTGAGATATTTGGGTCGGCAGTAATTACTGAACGAGCACTAAAATCAACACGCTTCGCCATCAAATTACCTCTCATACGGCCACCCTTTCCATTCAATCTGTCCTTGATCGATTTTAAAGGTCTACCTGAACGCTGAGCAACCGACGCGACGCCTGGAATATTGTTATCGACCTGAGTCGCGACGTAATATTGTAAAACTGTCGTCCAATCGTCAATCACATTTGCCGGCGCGTTGTTTTGAATTTTATCCTGTAGCGTCTTGTTCGTTTTGATAATATTTACCAATATGTGACTCAAGTCGTCTTCGGAGCGTTGTTGAGCATCGTGCTTGACAGACGGTCTGACCGAGGGCGGCGGCACCGACATTACTTGACAAACCATCCAATCTGGTCTAGAGTAAACAGGGCTAAATCCCATAAAACTAACATCATCGTCTGAGATGCGCTTGAAATTTTTCAATACAATTTCTGGCGTGACTTTAATAATAATCGGCTCTGCTTCGGCATTGTCGTTCTTCCATTCGGCAAATATAGTAGCAAGGCCCTCTTTTCTAATTTTATTTGGTTGTAATGTGCCACAGCCGTCTTCACTGTCATCGCCGCATCGCTTAACTTTGCTGCACAATGAAAACACATATTTCCATCTGGCCTCTCCCTGCATTTTCAAGGCCTGCTTGTATTTCTCCTTGCTAATTAAGAGTTTGCTACACTTGAAGCACACACATCTTAAGCATTTTTGTATCGTAGTTAAATACTGAATATAAAATACGGGGCGGGCTAATTCAATATGCCCAGCATAACCGGGTGTTTGCATATAATCCAATCCATCGGTGGGACATATTAGACCAGGTTCTAAAACTCCCATTCTCGGATCAAACAGCCCTCCAATCACTGGCTTATTATTTATATATGTATCTCTGCTGGTGATTTCAGCAACAGACGCCTTTCTAATTTCCTCCGGCGACATGATACTAAATTGGATGCCAATGACCTTTGAACAGTTTATCGACATATTACCTGAACTTGTTAGTTTGGACATCTTCTCTTATATAATATAATAGATTTATATTGTTTTAGTCTCAATTTTATTTTAAAGAGCGATATTCTTTTTGCGTTTTAATTTTCACACATTATATGCAAATAATTATGATGATTTGTTTTAATAACTTAATATTGATGTGCGGCGGAGTTTATCAATATTTTATTTATAAAATAAAATTGATTTTAATTTAAACATAAATAATTACAGCATACAGAGAATAGAAATGACACGTGATAGTCAAATTAAGTCAAATAAGGCCGATACTCGCCGTTCGAAGCGTATTGAAATGGCGACTAAGAAAAAGCAGGTTGCCGATTCTGATAGTGATGACGGGGATGAGAGTAATTCCGATAATGACGAAATGGACGTTCATGAATATCGCAAATTCCTTTCACAAATATTTCCGTCTAAACATCTCAGCAATAAAATTAAAGCAGGTGAGAAATTGAAGAAGGTCATCGAGGAGGTCGACGATGAGCCATCTCCCACAAAGAAGGGCTCTGCTAAATCTAAAAATAATAAAAACAAATATGAAGATGACGAGGATGAAGATGAAGATGAAATTTGCGACACCGAATCTGAAGAAGAGGAAGATGAAGAGCTTGTTCGTAGAAAGAGCAAGAAGTCGAAGAAATCTAAGAGGGCAAAGAAGTCGAAGAGAGTGATAGAGGACTCTGATGATGAGGAAGATGATGAGTCTGAAGAGGAAGATGACGATGACGAGCCAATCAAGAATAAAAATTTGAATATTATCTTTACAATTGGCGGCATGGACGAGGACGAAGATGAGTGGGAGGATTGCGACGACTCTGACTATGAGGATGAGGACGACGAGGATGATGTTACTGAAGATGAAGACGAGGAGGTTTCAACCGATGAAGACGACGACGAAGAAGAGGAGGACGATGAAGATGAAGAGGAGGAGAACATTGTAATTAAAAAGTCAAAAAAGACTTCTGTTAAGAGCAATTCTACCGCAACTTCGATGCCATCTGAAGCTTCAGCTAGTCAAACCGACACTCTTCAACAACTAAGAAAACTCTTGGAGGCAAATCCGAATGATAAATCTATTAAAAAGTGCATCTCGGTATATGAAGATGAAATTAAAACCCAAAAGGTTAGATTAGAAAAGAAGGAAACCAAGCAAAAGGATAAAAATATGCGAATTTTCAAGCGGATTATAAAGGATAAGAACACGATGAACGACTTCTCATTCTACGAAAAGTTAGAAGTAGAGCAACAAAAGAAGATCATCAAGGAGGCGAGGGAGATCAACAAGATTACGCGAATTGAAAAGCCATATCGAATGACCTTGCTCGAATCCACAATTCCTGTCGAATTTAAATCCGCCGCAATGAAGAAGATCAATTCCCTTAAATATATGGAGCCCGGAAGCGGCGAGTTTTATAAGAGTAAAAATTGGGTAGATACGTTTATGCGCATCCCATTTAACAAGCACGACGGCTTACCAATTAGCATTGAGGATGGTGTCGATAAGTGCCACGACTTTATGGAAAATGCTAAAAATACATTGGACCAGGCGGTTTATGGGCTGAATGACGCAAAGATGCAAATTATGCAAATGTTGGGTCAGTTGTTGACTAATCCAAAGGCAATTGGAACTGCCATTGCGATTCACGGACCCCCTGGAACTGGTAAGACTAGTTTGGTGAAGGAAGGAATTAGTAAAATTCTAAACAGACCGTTCGCGTTTATTGCTCTAGGAGGTGCGACTGACAGTAGTTTCTTGGATGGCCACGGATATACTTATGAGGGTAGCACCTGGGGTAAAATCGTTCAGATTCTAATTGATAGTAAATGTATGAACCCGGTGATTTACTTTGATGAGCTCGACAAGATCAGCGATACCCCTAGAGGCGAAGAAATTGCTGGTATTCTAACACATCTAACAGACACTTCTCAAAATTCTCAATTTCACGATAAATATTTCGCGGAGATTAACTTTGATTTGAGCAAATGTTTATTCATCTTCAGTTACAATGACGAGAATAAGGTGAATCCTATTTTAAAGGATAGAATGTATAGAATCAAAACAAAGGGCTATAGCCCTAAGGAAAAGACTGTGATCAGTAATAATTATTTGCTACCAAAGATTCGCGAGCAAGTTAGATTTACAACGGATGAGATTAGTATTCCGAATGATGTGCTCAGTCATATTATCGATACGCACTGTAATAAGGAAGACGGTGTAAGAAATTTGAAGCGCTGTTTGGAGATTATTTATACCAAGTTGAATCTATATAGATTGATGCGACCTGGGACGAATTTGTTTGAGGGTGAAATGTCGTTGAAAGTTGAATTTCCATATGCTGTCACCAAGGAAATTGTTGATAAGCTAATCAAGCGCGATACGGATGGTCTAGAAACTTGGCGTAGTTTGTATAATTAACCGGTAGGCTTCATCATTGTAAACATTTGTAGAACCGATTTAAAAAATTAACCTGAATAAATTAAGTAATGAGTTTAGATTATTATTTAATTTGTAGAAGATCTTACGATAAAATTTTAGATCATATTGAAAGTATACTATACGCGTTTGAAGATATGAACGATTCAGAGGAAGATGTATGTGAAATTAGCGACGAATATATTGATATAAAATGTAACAAACATTTTTTTTCCGAACGAAAGCTGGCCATAGAATCTTTAAGAACTCAATGTACCAATAAAATTTATAGTTTATGCTGCCATGTTTTTGTCGAAGATACGATAGATGTATCGCCTGATAGAAGTATCAATATAAAATACTGTAGTGTGTGTGAATATACCTTGAATAAACCGTGATTTTAGGTCGATTTTCCTACAACCATGTAGGAATTTTGGAAAAATCGCGTCTGAAAACTTCCCTACACCTGTAGATGAAAACATGTTATTTTGGGGAAAGTATTTTGGGAAAGTCAATTTTGGACATTTTTTTTGTCCATTTTTGAAAACCTAAAATACTTTATGCCAAAAACATGTTTTGACTGCATAATTGAAAATTAGCGTCTGGTCACCAAAAAAATACCTCAAATTTTGTGACGATAAAATTTTCTATTTTAACGGAAAAGTATATAAACTTAATTTCTGTTGTTATTGTATGACAACGATTGACAACGAAATTAAGCAAATTTTAAGCAGCAAATTTTACTGTTCGAGTTGTCACTATGGAACGTGTCGTAAAAGCAATTTTGATACACACAACAACTCGAATAGACACAAAAATAACGTTTTAACAACGAATGACAACGAAATTAAGCAAATTTTAAGCAAAAATTATCACTGTCAAAATTGTAGCAAAGATTTTAATGATAGAGCTGGATTATGGAGACACAAAAAAAAATGTGAAAGCGTTCATTTCGAGAATAATTGCGATATTAATGACAATTTATCTGCTGAAACCGGAGATAAGGACCAGCTTATACTGATGCTTATAAAACAAAATTCAGAACTAATAAAGGAGACGTCTGATTTTAAAACTATAATGATGGAACAATCGAGTATGATGATGAAGGTTATAGAAAATGGCACGCACAATACTACAACCCATACAAACTCACATAATAAAGCGTTTAACCTTAATTTTTTCTTGAATGAAACATGTAAAGATGCTATGAATATTACAGATTTTGTGGAATCGATTAAGTTACAATTGTCCGACCTAGAGAGAGTTGGAGAAGTTGGTTATGTAGAAGGCATTTCTAACATTATTGTAAAGAACTTGAAGAACCTCGATGTTACCCAAAGACCGGTACATTGTACAGATAAAAAGAGAGAAACAATGTACATCAAAGATGAGGATACATGGGAAAAGGATGACGAACAAAAGAAAATGCATAAAATGGTGAGAAAGGTCGCGGATAAAAACGCAAGAATGCTACCCAAATTCAAGGAAGCGCATCCGGATTGTCTTAAAAGCACCTCTCGCTATTCTGACCAATATAACAAAATTATCATGGAAGCAATGGGTGGAAGAGGTGACAATGATTTTGAGAAGGAGGAAAAAATAATCAAGAGGGTTTCCAAGGAGGTAATTGTTAGCGAAGATTATAAAAAGGACTTTTAAAAATCTCATTTTCCTACAACCGTGTAGGAATTTTGAGAAAATCGAGTCTAAAAATATCCCTACACATGTAGATAGAAACATGTTATTTTGGGGAAAGTTTTTTGGGAAAGTCAATTTTGGACATTTTTTTTGTCCATTTTTGAAAACCTAAAATACTTTACTCG